ACTGCTAACGGCGTATTAGACGAAGCAATAAAGAAATTCGACGATTACGCTAAATCGGTTTCCGACTCTGTTAAATCGTCTTTCAATTTTGGCAACGCCCAACAGACGGCGGCCGACAACTCTAAAGCCTTAGCCGACGCCGTAGAAAATGTAAGCGACGCACAAGCTGGCGTAGCAAAAGCCACCGCAAACGTGGCAAAAGCACAAGCCGCCTACGTTAAAGCCGCCAAAGGCGACGACCCCGAAAGAACAGCAGCCGCCTACGACGATCTAGCCGCCGCACGAAGCGACCTAAACGAAGCCACCAACAAGCTCACCGCGTCAGAGCAAAAGCTAGTAACGGCTCAAGCCACACCGAAAACCTTTTTAGACAACCTAAAGGCACAAGCCCAAAAGGTTAAAGACTTTGGCGTACTCATTAACCGCTTATTGGCTGCTGGCCTTTCCGAGTCAGCCCTACAGCAAGTACTAGCCGCAGGCGTGGACGGCGGCACACTCATAGCCGAAGAACTATTAGGCAGCGCCGGGGCAATTCTTGAGGCTAACGCTTTAACCGCAGACGTACAGACAATCGCCGACACCGTGGGTGCGAACAGCGCGAAACAGTTTTACCAAGCTGGCGTAACCGCAGGGCAAAACCTAGTAGCGGGTATTCAAGCGGTCGTAGACACCTACACCATTAGCCTTGGTACTGCTAATACCGCGGGCGCTGTAGCAGGCCTTACAAGCGGTTTTACGGGCGCTGTAAGCGGCGTAACGGCTGGCGGTGGCACAAGCACCGCGCCTATGTCTTTCGACTTTCAAGCTATTAGCGATTGGCTAGTACAAAACCCGTTAGCTCTAGGCGCTATAGATTTTTCGGGTATTGCCACCCTTGCTAGCGGCGGCATCGTAACCGGCCCAACCCTTGCGATGATCGGCGAAGGCGGCGGCCCCGAAGCCGTCATACCTTTAGACCGTCTAGGCAGCATGGGCGGTGGGGATATAAATATCACCGTACAAGCTGGCGTAGTTTCATCACCCGATCAAATCGGGCAGCAACTCATCGAACTTATCCAACGCGCCCAACGCCGTAGCGGCACCGTGTTCGCCCCGGCATGACAACGCCAGTAACTACCGTTAGCGTCGGGTTTCCAACTACCTCAGGTTTCGGCAATGCTTTACAACTAGACGGGCTAAACATTGCGCGCAACCAACTAGACACCGGCACACTAGGCGGCACAGCGTTCGCCGACCTTACCTACCTTGTCGAGTCTGTAACAATCACACGCGGCCGCAACCGCCAACTAGACCAATTTAACGCCGGTACCGCAACCGTTGTATTTGACAACTCGAGCCGCATACTAGACCCGCTAAACCAAAGTAGCCCCTACTGGCAAGGCGCACCCTATAACGCCACCGGCGTACTACCCCGAACACCGATAGTAATTAGCAGTAACGGAATACCAATTTACACCGGGCTAGTTACCGATTGGAATTTGTCCTACGACATACAACCCAACGGCGACCGCATGTACGCCCAATGTTCCGACGCTTTTACAGTTTTAGCTAATCAAGCCCTAAACGAAGTAACGCCAGCCCGCGAGCTATCTAGTACCCGTGTAAACACGGTGCTTAACTTGCCCGAAATTGACTACCAAGGCGCTCGAGCTATAGGCACCGGATCTAGTTTTTTAGGGGCTTATCAAATTGACCAAAACACCGAAGTACTTAACTATCTACAGCAAGTCACAACTAGCGAACAAGGGTATTTATACGTTGCTGCTAACGGCACTTTGACGTTTAAGGGACGTAGCGCTGTCTTAAACCCAATATCGGGTGCCACGTTTGACACCACCGGCAGCGGTCTAGCTTTTCAGAGTATTGAAAATCTTTTCGGGGACGAATTATTATATAACTACATAATTACGCAAAGCCCCGCCGGTGCGGCACAAATTACAAGTAACGCAACGTCAATAGCCGCATTTCAGACACAGCAATACGCAGTAACAAACCTTCTAAACGACACCACAAGCGAAGTAGCAGCGCTAGGTAATTACCTACTTGGAAAATACAAAGACCCCGTACTACGGTTTACTGGCATTTCCACCGAGCTAACAGCGTTAAACGCAACTAACCAAAACATATGTTTAACGCTCGATCTAACAAGTATCGCAACAGTCGTTATGGCCTACACAACCGGAAGCCCCGCGACCGTTTCGCAAACCCTTATCGTTTCGGGAGTTTCCCACAACATCACCCCACAAAGCCACATAATCTCATATAATTTCGAAAGTACCGATGGAAATCAGTACATGACATTAAACGACGCAATATTTGGAATTTTGGATAGCAACCTTCTCAGTTTCTAAAGGACACACAACATGGCATTAGCACCAAACACCCCACCGTTCGTAAGTGGATCTATTCTTACCGCTGCACAGATGACGGCTTTGCCTATGGGCATAGTCGGATACACGAGATACACAGGTGGAAACCAAACGGTTACAAGCGCATCATCAGTAGATGTAACCGGCATGACGGCAACTATTAACGCAGTTTCTACGCGACTATATAAAATATCGTTTATGATTTCAGCCCGTAAGAACACCAACGCTGGCTACTTATTTGTAAGTGTTATGTCCGGTGCAACAACTATTAACGAATTTGGTCAAACAAATGTTGCCGGTGGCTATTTTACGTTTGCTGGTTCGGTTTTGATATCAGGTATTTCAGGTAGCACCGTTATAAAAATGCAAACATACGTGGAAAACGCTAATGGCACTTTGTTTTTTAGTGCTGGTAGTCCAGGATTTTTAACTGTTGAAGATGTCGGACTGGCACCATAATGCGTAAAAGCCTAGTTTTATTGGTGTTCTGTGCATCGCTTACAGCATGTAGCGATCGTGTACGCGTTAATTGTGAGCGCGTAAAAAACAAAGCGCTAAGCGCAGTAACCGAAACAACCAACCAAATAGGGGGCGGCCGTTGTGGCTAAGCCAAAATACACAAACGAAGAAATAAAGGCGCGGCTAGTTTTTATGGTCGGCGTCGGCTTAACTTGCTCATTTCTTTTTAGCGTTATAGCGATTTTGTACGGCTTGCTTTTTGTGGTACAGCCGATGGAACAGGCACCCAATGACTCTGCCGGGTGGTCGGTGCTTTCTAGTATGCTGCTCACACTTTCAGGCGGCCTTATTGGCTTGCTAGCGGGTAACGGCCTTAAAGACAAACAACCACCGCCGACACCATGACACGCCCGTACCCTTATTACCCTGCGTATGACGGCGGTAAAGAAACCCCGGGCATACGCAAACTGCTCGAACTAATGACAAAACGGTACGGCACTAAATCGCTAGGCACCTATGTGGTTCGAAATATGAAAAACGGATCTAAGCCCCCGCAATTATCGGTGCATGCGACCGGGGCGGCGCTTGACGCTCAATACAAAGACGAAACACAAGCGCGGGCTATATGGGACTGGCTACTCGGTAGTTCCGTTATTGACGGCAAGACCGTACAACACTCCCAACGCCTCGGTATTGTCGAGTTACATTGGTACGCCTACGGCGATTACGGCGCGGGCTACCGCTGCTCACGCGGCGAAGGCAAAGCCGGGGTAAAGATATTCACAGCCACCGACAACGCCGGCAGCTATCAAGGCTCGCCCCGCTGGTTTCATATTGAATTGTCTAAAGAAATGGCCGCCGACGCTGCCAAATTTGAGGCGGCGTGGCGTAGTTTGCCTAAGCCGTAAGGGTTTGCGGGCATTGCCCCCACATCGGTAGCCCTATTCGCTAGGGTTTTTAACACCCGACGAAAGGCTAGAACAATGCCCAAAATACTTTTACTTCCCCTACTGCTATGTACGTTTGCGGTGCCAGCTCGAGCAGCCGCCGCACCGGTTAAAGATTGCCCACAGTTCCATACACAACTAAAGGCCTACGGTTTACCCCCTAAAATCTTTGGCCCGATTATGTGGCGCGAGTCGCGATGCAACCCCGCTAGCCGTTCCGTAGTCCGTCGTAACGGCACTAGAGATCTAGGGGCGCTACAGGTCAATAGCAGTTGGAAAACGGTCACAATGGACACATGCGGCGTGACTCGATCAGAATACGCTAAAGCCCTATTAAAACTTGGGTGCAACCTTAAAGTAGCGGCCGTGTTATACAACGGCGGTAAAGGCTTAGGCAACTGGCGCGCAACGTCAGGTAAATAATTTTGCTAAAGACTTGCGTAAGTGGTTACAAGTGGTTATAGTTCTATTTATGAACACGTACAAGATTTACTGCACAAGCCCAACAACGACAACCAACGACCAGCACGACGGTTTCGGCGACTACGTTAATTTCCGTACACGCATGGTAAGCCTTGTAGACGCCGCCACCGAAAAGGCCGCGCTAAAAGCTTTTAAAAACACTCAACTAATTACCTACTACGCAGAACCATTAACGGACGAGGACTAATGCCGGGCAAACCAATTACCCAACCATGCGGCACACGATCGGCCTACGCACGACATTTACGCCACAATGAAACGCCATGCCGAAAGTGCAAAGACGCTAATAATCATTGGCACAAAAACCACAGACAACATAAACACACCCATACCGCATAATGCGCTATGGTAACCACACCCAACCCGACGAAAGGTAACCCGGCAACATGAACAACCATAAACCCGGCTGGCAAATTGCTAGCCAATACAAACCGCTAACACTCTTAGCCCGTGACCTACGCAAGCACGCACAAACCCACGCTTTCGACGACGGCCAGCTAGTAGCCGACCTTT